AATGGAGTATTGCCTATATTAAGTCTAGGAACTTCCGCTAATGTTCAGACTATGCCTAAAGAAGAAGTGGCGACTCGTCCTGACAACATAGTAGAACCTGACCCAATGAAATCTACAGATGATTACACAGTTACACAAAGAAAAGGTGGTATTATGAAAGCACGAGAGGGTGTGATGCCAATGACTGAAGCCACTGCTAATCCTACAGGCAATAAACCTGTAAAAGGACAAGAGATTAAAAACCCACCAGGCCGACCAAAGAATCAACCTGAGTCTAATGACCCAAGAGATATTGCTATTGCAAAATTAAAAGATGCTATTGGTCTTAAAAAAGGTGCTGTTAAAATTGATGAAGAACTAGAAAAAGGAACTAAAGATTCTAAAGGTGTAGCTGTTATGATTGGTCTTGGCGCCCCTGAAATAGATTACAGTAAAGCAGAAGAGGGTGACCCTCCTCCAGGAGCAACTAAAGAAGAAGTTGCTGATGACCAAATGGTTCTTATGAGTGAGGGGGAACTAGTTGTTCCTGCTAATGTTGTAAGGTTTCATGGTCTAGCTACCTATGAAGGAATGCGTAGGGAAGCTTTAGGTGGATTACAAGAAATGGAAATGGATGGACAGATATCATACACTGACAAAGGAAACACTAAGAAGACTCGTCAAGGAGGCATTATGAAAGCTCAGGCAGGCGTTATTCCTTTAAGTAGTCAGCAGTATACTCCTACGTATCAACAGACTGCAGTTCCTGTAGTAGAAGCTGCATCTTCTCAATTTATTACGACTCCACAAGGAGCGCAAGTGTATACTCCTTCAGTTACGCAACAATCTTTGGCATCTCCAGTAAATCCACAGTATACACCTACGTATACTCAAACTCCAGGATTAGCCACTAGAGTAGTAGCACCAAATATAGGATACTTTTTACCTGAAGACCAACGATTATCTTATATGCGTCCAGATGACCCTCCATCAGGATTTGTACCAACTCCAGGTATTCCATATGACCCTGTTGACCCAGTAACTCCTGACCCAGTTATTCCTACGCCTGTTACTCCAGTTACTCCAGACCCAACCCCTGACCCAATTAGTGAAGAGGCAGAAGAGTATATCAAAAGTGGGGCAGGCCAAACAGAGTTACTTAACGTAGAAAAAGCATTACAGGACTCCCAACAATCCAGAGCAGATATTGATGCAGCCGTTAAGTCAGGAATTTTTAATGAAGATTCCAAGAACTTTCGACCGTTTGAAGGATTTTCTGCAGTCGGTGCAGATGCAAAAGACGCATATTCAACTTTTACAGATAAAGAGTTTGAGGGTAACCTTAATAATAACATAAAAGACATGGGAACAGCTATTCGTACAGATATGGCTAAATTATTTGGAGCGCCCACTGGACTTGGAACAAAAACAGGCGTTCCATATAGCGACAAAACCATCCTCAAAAATTACCGAGACATGTCGATAGCAGATATGCCAAGTGCATTTTTAGAAAGTATTCGTAATCCAGCAGTAGCAGCTACACGTAAAGTTGATGCTTTTGGTAAAAGATTATATCAGCCAGGTCTTGAAGATGTTAAGGGGATATCAGATGCAACAGGTATGAGTCAAGCAGCAGTTAAAAAATATTATGGTATAACTGATGAAAGTATGCGATATGGAGCTTACTCACCAGTAGATTTTGTTACAGGTAAAAGACTTTCTGACCTTACTGATTATGAAAAAGCAGCAAGACAACAAAGAGCAGACGCCAGTGAGCGCAGAGGCGAAAGAAAAGCTAAAAATGCTCAAGACTCTGGATTCGCTACCCAAGGTATCAACTCTATTAGTACGGAAGAATTAAGAGCATACGAAAGCATAAACACATCATTAAACGATGGTCAGTTTGACCCTAATGGTATTATGGGAGTAGAACAGTATGCTGACTTTAAGAAAACTGGATTAAATATGAAGTCGTTTTTTAAGCTATCTAGAGCAGAACAATCTTTTTATGCCGCCGCTAGAACTGGAGATACTGTGCAAGCTTGGGTTATAGATTCTATGAAACAAGGGACTACACAAGCGTTTGATGATATGAATAAAACAAATACCACTACAGTTTTAAACGACGATAAGTATGCTATTGCTGGAGATAAACAAACGAAACCAGCAGATGCTAAAGAAGGCTATGAAGTCAATGTTATGCAATATTGGCAATCAGAAGAAGGAAAGAAAAAAGCAAAAGAGCTAGGGGTAGAGGTAGGATAAAAAACTGTTGCAAACTAATCACACTTTGTGATATAATAGAAATGGCAGGACATTTATAAGGAGAAATTAATGAGTGAAGCGATTGGTGCTGTAAAGCAAGAAATTAAAAAAGTTCCTATGCGATATAGCAGAGACACATCACATGAAGATGCAGAATTAAAAAGACTAGAAGAAGAAAGGTCTTTAGCTTCTAAGAAAGAAGTAGAAGCAAAAGAAGACGCTGAAGAAACATCTAATCTTGATGCAGAAGAAAAAACTTTTAAAAAACGCTATGGTGATTTGCGTAGGCACATGAGTCAGCGTGAAGAAGAATCTAAAATTAAAATTAAAGAACTTCAATCTCAATTAAGTTCTGCCACGCAGAAAGCTATAAAACTTCCCAAGACGGATGACGAAATCGCCGCTTGGTCTAAAGAATATCCTGATGTAGCAAAGATAATTGAAAGTATTGCTGCTAAGAAAGCAAAAGAGTTTGACTCTGGCATTGAAAAAAGATTACAAGATATTGCAGAGAAAGAAGCAGAAGCGACTAGAAAACGAGCAGAAGCAGACTTAATTACTGCGCACCCTGATTTTGAAGAGATTAGAGCCGATGAAAAATTTCATGAGTGGGTAGGCACTCAACCTAAGTGGGTTCAGCAAGCGCTATATGAAAACGATTCGGATGCACATGCCGCCTCTAGAGCTATCGACTTGTACAAAGTTGATACAGGTATGCTTGGAACTAAAAAGAAAAAGTCCAATAATGATGCGGCAAAAGCTGTAACAACTAGAGGACAAAATAATGTTGCAAATACTAAAGACAGTCAGAGCAATCAATGGAGAGAGTCTGACGTTGCACAAATGAAAGCTGATGAATACGCTAAAAATGAAGAGTCTATTATGGAAGCAATACAATCTGGCAACTTCATATATGATGTATCAAGAGCACAAAGATAATTTTTTACTTTACATTTATTGACTTTTGTGGTAAAAATTATATATCTATGGCAACCCCTCAATAGGACTACTTGCCGAAAAGTGTCTACACATTAACACTTAACACATTTTTTGAACTCTGGTGTAGCAGAGTATCTGATTTTTTTATACCTATTAACCACCCAGAACCTATAGCCCCTTTTGGATACCCTTAGAGTACTGGTCTTATTAGTGTTTAGATAATCGGTTATAGCCTATTGGGAGACAATACAATGGCATTTAAGACAGCATCTGGATACGGTAATTTACCTAATGGCAATTTTAGCCCAGTAATTTACTCGCAAAAAGTCCAGCAAGCCTTTCGCAAAAGCTCCGTCGCAGATAGCATTACTAATAATGACTATTTTGGAGAGATTGCGAATTACGGTGACACGGTTAAAATCATTAAGGAACCAGAAATCACTGTAAAGGAGTACGCTAGGGGAACTCAGATTACTCCACAAGACCTAGACGACGAAGACTTTTCACTCGTAGTGGACAAAGCTAACTACTTTGCATTTAAAGTGGACGATATTGAAGAAGCTCACTCTCACGTGAACTTTGAATCTATGGCCGCTGACCGTGCAGGGTACAGATTGCGTGACCAACACGACCAAGAAGTTTTAGGTTATCTAGCAGGATGGAAACAATCCGCTCTGAATACTGTTGCAGGAACAGCTAATGACACCGTTTCAGGTTCAAAAGCAGTTACAACTGCAGGTTCAGATGAATTGCTCTCATCTATGAAACTTAAAAAGGGAAGCTTTGGTAACATCACTACTAGTAGTGCTGATGACCACTCTATTCCAATTCAAGCACGAACTGGTGGAGCAACTGCTCTATCTACATCTACAGCATCACCATTAGCAGTTATTGCAAGAATGGCTAGGCTACTAGATACCCAGTTTGTTGACTCTGATGGTAGATGGCTTGTTCTACACCCTGTATTCATTGAACTACTAAAAGACGAAGATTCTCGTCTTATGGATGCAGACTTTGGTGGAGACCAAAACGGCTTGAAGAATGGTTTAACAGTTGGTAGAATACATGGTTTTGATGTTTATATGTCAAACAACCTACCAGCAATAGGAACTGGTCCAGGAACAACTGGGTCGGCTAACCAGAACAGTAACTATGGAATTATCGTTGCTGGCCACTCTTCATCTGTAGCTTCAGCTTCACAAATTACGAAAACAGAGTCATATCGTGACCCTGATTCGTTCGCGGATATTGTTCGCGGAATGCACTTATATGGTAGGAAGATACTTCGTCCAGAAGCTATCGTAACTGCTAAATATAACGCAGCGTAAGGGGAGGATTAAACAATGGCTACTTATGATATGACATCTTCCAGTACAACTGGAGTATCATCCAACTCTATTGCTGCTTTACCGTCCAATACTGGCATGGCTAACATGCGTATGGTTCAAGCTTACTTGGACATAGACGCACTCGTAGCTGATGGGTATTCTGGAGCAGACGGTGACATCTTTCAACTACTTGAGATTCCTGCAGGTTGTCTAGTACTTTTTGCAGGTGCTGAGGTAGAGAAAGCTTTCACTGGAAGTTGTACTCTAGATATGGACTTTGCAGCAGGTGACGACATTATTGATGGTGCTGATATTACCTCCACAGGATTCTGTGCTGAAGGTACTAATGGTCAATCAAATGATGTTACTACAGGTGCAGCATCTCTATTTACACAATTTCAATCCGCTACGGATACGATTGATTGTAAAATTGCTGGAGCTGCTCCTGCTACAGGAAGACTAAGAGCCTACGCTTGTATCATTGATTGTAATGATTTAGGCGCATCAGGCAAAGCTACTGACGTCGACAGAGACCAACTAGCTTAAAATTATTGAGGGGGCTAAGTATACCTTGGCCTCCTCTTTATTAGGATTTTTATGGCATACACATATTTAGATATAACTAATTTAGTTCTTGCAAGAATGAATGAAGTTGCTTTAACTTCCGCTGGATTCGCTAGTTCTAGAGGATTTCAGACACAGTGTAAGAACGCAATAAATGATTCAATTAATTATATAAATCAAAGAGAATTTGGGTGGCCTTTTAATCACGATACCCAAACTACTACACTAGTTCCAGGAACTATAAGGTATAGTATTCCTACCACAGCTAAGCACGTTGACTATGAAACATTTAGAATAACTAAAGATAGCGACTTAGGCACGGCAGGAGGAGCTTTAAGTGTTTTAGACTATAAAGAATATTTAGATTTACATGTTACCCAAGAAGATGATGTAACTGCTAATTTATTAAACGGTGCAATTAATACTTCCGTAACTACAATAACAGTTGATAGCACAACTGGATTTTCTTCAACAGGCACAATTTATATAGAAAGTGAACAGGTAACATATACAGGGGTTTCTTCAACTACTTTTACAGGATGCACAAGAGGTGCAAACTCTACAACTGCGGCATCACATGCAGACGATGTTAGGGTTGCTCAGTTTGATTCAGGGGCAACACCTAGACACATTGTAAGGAGTGCCGATAATAATTATTTATTATTTCCATATCCAGATAAAACATACGAATTAAAATTTGAATATTTCAAAGTGCCTACTGCTTTATCAGCCGCTACTGATGTGCCTGCTATACCAGAACAGTTTCAACAAGTTATAGTGGATGGCGCAACAGCTTATGGATATCAGTACAGGGGAGAAGCACAGCAATATCAATTAAATTTTGCTAGATTTGAGGAAGGCATAAAACATATGCAAAGTATTTTATTAAATAGGACAGAGTACGTAAGGTCTACATTTATAGAAAGAGCTTCATCTTCCGCTTCAGCCGCATTTTTTTAAGGGTGTATAATGGCAGATGAGTCCCAGTTAAGTCCATTTGTATTTGCATTACAAGGTGGATTAGTTCTAGACCGTTCTACGTTTACTATGGAAGCTGGTATGGCTTTTGAGTTGGAAAACTTTGAGTCAGACCCTAGGGGCGGATATAGAAGAATAAATGGGTATGCTAAATGGAATAGTAATATAGTTCCGCAGACAGCAAACAGTGGAGAAGCTGTTTTAATGGCTGCCTTTTTTAAAGGTAATGTGATTGCTGCTCGTGGAGAAAGTGTGTACAAAGGTGCTACTACTGGCTCATGGGCACAGATTGATACAGGAAGAACAAGTGCAGGAAAGTATTCGTTTTTTAAATATAATTTAGGTGGCACAGATTTTATAGTATGGGCAGATGGGTCTAACCATGCTTCTAAATATGATAACAGCACTGTAACTGATTTAAATGGTACAGGAGCGCCCTCTAACCCTAAATTTGTAACTAGTTTTAAGAACTCTCTGTTTTTTGCAGGGATGTCTGCTACACCACAAGAAGTAGTATTTACTGCGCCTTATAGTGACACTGATTTTTCCACAGCAAGTGGTGCAGGGTCTATTGGGGTAGATGGAAAAATAACAGGACTGTTTCCCTTTCGTGATGCACTTTATATTTTTTGTGAAGAAAGTATATTTAAACTAGTAGGAAACACTGCAGCAGATTATCAACTTATACCAGTAACTAGGGAGCTTGGATGTAAAAATGGAAATACCATACAAGAATTTGCAGGCAATATTATTTTTCTTGGTCCAGATGGCCTACGTACTGTTGCTGGTACGGAAAAGATTGGCGACGTAGATTTAGGCTCAATATCATCTTCAATACAACAAATATTTGTAGATGAAACAGTAGTAGCAGATTTCGATAGCGTAGTAATACCGGAAAAAACTCAGTATCGCATATTTTTTGCAAAGTCTGGCGGAGATGCACAAAGGGGCATCGCTTGTGTAAGACGAGCAGATAAATTTGAATTTTCAGAGTTTGTAGGAATACGTCCATCATGTACCAGCTCTACTATTTTTGAAGGGGCAAGTTACGTTATCCACGGAGGATTTGATGGATTTGTGTTTAGGCAAGAACAAGGAAATACATTTGATGGTACAACTATAATTGGTAGATACCGTTCTCCAGATTTAACAATGGGAGATGCTGGCATAAGAAAAAACTTTCAAAGAATTATACTTAATTACGCACCAGCAGGAACAGTCAATGCTGATATGTTTGTAAGGTACGACTATGAAGGGCCAGATACGCCTAGACCAGCGCCGTATCCATTTGATAGCACGAGTATTGTGGCGTTATACGATACAGCAACTTATGGCACAGTTACATATGGGGGACAATCTAATCCTCTAGTAAGACAACCTGTAGAGGGTAGCGGATTCTCCGTTGCTCTTAGGGTAGTAGACAATGGAGTTTCAGCTCCATATTCCCTAAAAGGGTTTCAATTAGAATTTGACGCAGGAGCTAGGAGATAAATGGGAGCATCATATACAAGACAATCATCTTACACCACTGGCGATACAATTCAGGCCGCTGATACTAACGATGAATTTGACCAACTATTAGCAGCATTTAATGCTACATCTGGGCACAGTCACGATGGTACAGAGGGTGAAGGTGGTCCTATTACTGGACTAATAAGTAATACTCTTACTTTTGGTGCAGGTTCTGCAGGAACAGATATCACAATTACATTTGATGGTGAAACAAATGACGGTATAATGAAATGGATGGAAGACGAAGATTACTTTGAGTTTCCTGATGATATTCTTATGTCATCTACTGAAAAACTACAATTTCGTGATACCGC